GATTGGGCCGCCGCTGGGGCCGCCGCTGGGGCCGCCGCTCAGACCGCCGCTCGGGACGCCGCTTGGGCCGCCGCTCGGGCGTTGGCCGTGCGTGACTTGATCGGCCAGCACGGTTTCACCCAAGCGCACTACAACCTGCTGACCGAGCCGTGGGCGACCGTCATCGGCCCCGTCCACCCCGACGACGAGGCCCGCCGTGGCTGACGATAAGGAGAACCGAATGAACATCAAGATCAACGAAACGGACCTGCTGAACCTGCTCGGCCCCAACGGCGAATACTGGCTGCAAGGCGACTGGGGTGACGACCAGCAGATGTGTCTGCATGGTGCGATCCGTCGCTGCCAACCGCAGCCGGGTGACGCATTGCTGATCGAACAGGTTGCCAACCGTCAGGGCTGGGGCACCAGTTGGAACGACGACGAGGCCACCACGTGGCAGCAGGTGCGTGAAAGACTCTCCCACGTTGAGGTGACCGACGCCGATCTTGCAGACACGTTCGGGCCGCAATGGGAACACATCGTGGCGCTGGTGCGGCGCGTTGCCGTGTTGACCGCCGATGAGGTGCAAAGGCTCGACGCCGCTTGGAACGCCGCTCAGGACGCCGCATGGGTCGCCGCATGGGTCGCCGCTTGGAACGCCGCTCAGGACGCCGCTCGGGACGCCGCATGGGTCGCCGCATGGGTCGCCGCTGAGGACGCCGCTCGGGACGCCGCTTGGAACGCCGCTTGGAACGCCGCTCAGGACGCCGCTCGGGACGCCGATTGGGCCGCCGCTCGGAACGCCGCTGGGGACGCCGCTCGGGCGTTGGCCGTGCGTGACTTGATCGGCCAGCACGGTTTCACCCAAGCGCACTACAACCTGCTGACCGAGCCGTGGGCGACCGTCATCGGCCCCGTCCACCCCGACGACGAGGCCCGCCGTGGCTGACCGCAACGCACGCGTCGCAGCGATCGCCAACGCAGCCGACGCCAACGGCATGAAAGCCAACCAGGCGATCGTTGCGGCGTTCGGCGTCACGTTGAAGACCGCCGGGAAGATGCTGACCGCCGCACGCAAGGCCGGCTACGACATCGAGCACGACCCTCGAGCACGTAACCAGACCGCGATCACGCCCGAACAACGCCGCAGCATGATCATGGGCCAGTTCGAAAGCCGTGTGCGCCTGTTCGACCCGGCGCCGTGGCGGGCAGACGCCAACTGCAAGGACGTCGACGTCAACCTGTTCTTCCCCGAACGAGGCGACGGATCGACCGTCATGTACGCCAAGCAGGTCTGCCGAGGCTGCACCGTACGTCTGCAGTGCCTCCAGTTCGCCGTGAACAACAACGAGACGATCGGCATCTGGGGCGGCACGTCGGAACGTCAGCGTCGCCTCATCCGCAGCGGCTACATCAGCGTCAAGGACATCGCATGAACGTCCGCTTCAACGTCATCGGCGTTCCAGCCCCGCAGGGCTCCAAGACGAGGATGCCGAACGGCGCTATGGTCGAAGGCTCAAGCGCCACCGGACGCGCCAAGCACCGCACCTGGCGGCAGGCCGTCGCCCTCGAAGCCAACCATCAGCGCCAACTGCTCGAGCACTGCTTCAGCGGCCCTCTGTTCGTCGCCGTCGTGTTCCGTTTCCCCATGCCTGCGTCGCGGCCTGCAGCGTTGAAGCGGCGAGTCGCAAGCGGCGAGATCACCGGCTGGAAGACCAGCAAACCCGACCTGGACAAACTGGCCCGCTCAATCGGCGATTCGCTCGCCGAGGCCGGCCTCATCGAACGCGACGAACTGATCTCGCAATGGACGATCAGCAAGATCGAAGTCCCCGCAGGCGAATGGACCGGCGCCACCATCACGATCGCAGAACTGCCATGAGCTACTTCGCACAATGGCGGGCACGTTTCCGCAACCTGACCGTGCTCGAGCTGGTCGCCCGACGCGACCAAACCTGCCAGTTCTGGGGCCACGTCTGGGACCGGTGGCCCGGATCAGAGGTCGTGTCGCTCGTCGGCACACCAACCAGCTGCGGCGGCACCCACGTCGTGGTGAACACCCGACCCGACCTGCCGCTCGACGACATGCACTGCACCCTGCTCTGCGACCGCCATTGGGAATGGCTGCAGACCAACCCCGACATCGCCGTCGCCATCGGCATCGCATATGTGTTTGGAGGAACCGAATGACCTGGTTCAAGATCGACGACAACTTCTTCATGCACCCTAAGGTGATCGCTGCAGGCAACGCAGCGGTCGGCCTGTTCGTACGGGCGGGTGCCTGGTCATCGAACCATTTGACCGACGGCTTCATCCCCGAGCCGGTGGCCAACATGCTCGGCACCGACAAGGACGCCACCAACCTCATCGTTGCCGGCCTGTGGGTCGCCGTTGAGGGCGGCTACCGCATCCCCGACTTCCTCGACTACAACCCGTCCGCCCAGGCGGTGAAGGCCGAACAGGCCCGCCGATCCGAGGCTGCGAAGGTGGCCGGCGCCGCATCTGCGAAGGCACGGTCAACGATTCGGCCAACGATTCGTCAACGATCTGCCAACGACGACGTTGACGAATCGTTGACCACGTCGTTGAACGATCGTTGCGCTGACGTTGCGACATCGCCGGAACCCCGACCCGACCCGACCCGTAGTAAAACCCCCCCTACCCCCCAACAGGTGCTTCCTGTGGATAACTCGGCAGGAGGAGGGGGGAGGATTGAACTCATCATCAATGCGTACGTCGCTCATCAGATCGAGCAGGCGAAGCGCACATCAGCGATCCGGAACGAAACCGCCTACCGCAAGAAGCTGACCGACAAAGCACGCCTGCACCCACAGCTCAAGCATCTGGCCGCCATGTTCCCGACAGCGCCGCCAGATGCCATCGCCGCAGCCATGCACGGCGAGAAGCACAGCCTGGCGTACTACCCACGTGCCGACGAGCTGGCCGACGTCGTCGAGCTGAGGCCGGCATGAACCGCTCCAGCGTTACCCGGCCCGAGGAGGCCCGCCGTGGCTGACAACACATTCAGCGACAAACAAAAGATCGTTCGGTGGACAGGACCGATCCCGACCTGCGATGAGTGCGGCGCTGAAAGCGGTATGGACCTGTTGGAGGTAACCACGTTTGGCGACGATGGGCCTCGGTTCATTGAGATGCCTAGTCGTCGTTGCCCCAATGGGCCACATGTTGAGGAGGCCCGCCGTGGCTGACGACATTGTGGAACGGCTGGGCTGCGCCTACCGCCACGGCACCACCGGTTGCGGACTGTGCACGTTCTGTTTGGCGAGGGCCGAGATCGAACGGCTGCGCGCCCGAAACGCCGAACTGCTTGCCCAGCGCCAGACACCACGACGGCCCGACATCACCGTCGACGTCGGCGTCGGCACCGCGATCGACATCATCCGAGACATCAACTGCCACCTCGACAACATCGAAGCAATGATCCATCGCCGGAAGGACCGCCATGAGCAAACCGAACCGTGACCTCGAAGTGGCCGGCTGGTCACTGCAGCAGGTCGTTGCCATCCACCTCACCGCAGCGCTTGAGCACATCCATCGCGAACTTGCCACCCTTGACGGGTTCAGCAGCGGCGCTCCGGAGGTGTCTGTGCACGCCTCGGCGGAACTCACCGGGCCCGAACGGTACGCCGACGCCCGCTGGGGCCTGACGAGCGCACGGGAAGACCTGCGAGACGCCAAGGCCGCTGTGCTGGTGTCGATCCGCCACCTGTCCGAGCTGTGCACCAAGGTGCAGTCCATGCGGGCACCGAAGGTTGTGGTGAAGCCCGACGACGCCAAGCGTGACCTCTGCTGCAGCCACCAGTCCGGCAAGCACGCCGTGATCGAGTGGGGCGACCCCTTGTGCATGATGCCCGGCGTCAAGGCCGGCCTTTGCCAGGCGCACTACATGGCGTGGTGGCGTGCACGAACACGGGACGGCATCGACGTCAGCAAAGATCACGAGCCCGTGTAACCGAGCATCCGGAGAATGTAACCACCCACGTGTTACATTCCGTTACGTTGCGACCCGTGGGCCACTGGCCTGCGGGTCGTTGCGTTGATGGGAGCAGGCATGGGTGCACCTCATCGAAGCGGCGCCTACCAAGCCATGAGCCGACAGGTCGTCAACGCTGCTCGAGCAAACCCGCTGACCAGATGCTGGCGTTGCGGCTTGCTGCTTGTCGAGCATCAGCCACACAAGAACGGACGCCGACCGTTCTGGACCGCTGGTCATGTGGTTGATTCCGACCCTGCGTCACCGCTGCTTCCCGAAGCGTCGACCTGCAACTTCAAGGCGGGCGGCAAGCTCGCTGCCCAACGCCGGTTGGAGTCGACCCGCCGCTGGTGACGTCATGCATGGGCTATGCATGATCATGCATGGTGGAGGGCGGTTTTTCGAGGGCAGGGGGTCGCAGGACCGCACGCCCTAGTCGGATTACTTACGAACCGGCCGGGGGATGGCCCGAGCACTGCATATTCATGCATTTCGCCTGCGTGGAGGCGGTTTCAATGATCTCTGAGGCCGCCCAGACCGGCGATCGCCGCAAAACGCTCGAAGCAATCCGAGACAAGTTGGCCCGTGACATGGATGACGCACCTGCCGCCGTCTCCGCACAGCTCGCCGGCCAGCTGGTGAAGGTGTTGGCCGAACTGGCCGACCTGGGGGATCCGAAGAAGGTGTCAAGCCTCGATGAGCTTGCTGACAAGCGCAAGGATCGGCTCGCAGCGGCCGGCGTTCCTGACGCTCCCCGCCGACAGGCGCGGCAGCGACGGTGACGAAGCGATCGAACTTGCTGCGCTCGCCGGGCTGACCCTCGACGATTGGCAGCAGTTCTGCCTCACCGAGATGCTGCAACGCGATGTACGTGGCCTGCACTCAGCGTTTGAGGTTGCAGTGGTCGTGCCACGCCAGAACGGCAAGGGCGGTTTACTCGAGGCCCGACAACTCTGGGGCTTGTTCCTCGGCGGCGAAGTCCTCCAGGTGCACACCGCCCACGAGTTCAAAACCTGTTTCGAGCACTTCCTTCGGATCGTGTCGCTGATCGAGAACACCCCCGACCTCGACGCCAAGGTGCAACGCATCCGACGCGGCGCTGGCGAACAAGCCGTCGAACTCAAGTCCGGCGAGCGCCTTCGGTTCTTGGCACGTTCTGCGGGATCGGGCCGTGGTTTCTCCGGCGATGCCGTCTACCTCGACGAGGCGTACGCCTTGACCGCCCCGATCATGGGCGCACTGCTTCCGACCATGTCAGCGGTCCCGAACCCGCAGCTCGTGTACACGTCAAGCGCACCATCGTTCGCCCAGCCGGTCCTGTTCGATCTGGTGCAGCGAGGCCGCCAAGGTGGATCGCCCCGTCTGTTCTACGCCGAGTGGGGCAACGAGGAAAACGTCGACCGACACGACAAGGACGCCTGGTATCGGGCCAACCCTGCGCTCGGGATCCGCATCGACGAAGCGTTCATCGAAGCCGAACTGGAAGCAATGCAATCGTTCCCCGAGGAGTTCCTGCGGGAACGGCTCGGCGTCGTCCAGACGTCGGACGCATCGACGATCCTGCCGCTCGCCAAGTGGCGTACTTGCACCGACCCGCACTCAACCGCTGAAGGCGGGATCGCCGCACTGTCGGTCGGTCCGGGTTCGTTGTGGGCGGCGCTCGGCTACGCAGCACGTCGACCCGACGGATTGATGCATGTCGAGGTGGCTCGACACGAGCAGGGTACTGCGTGGGTGTTAGATGCTTGTCAAAAGGCGTATGCCGACACCGGCCAGCCGATCGTCATCGACCCGAAGTCGCCGTCATCGGGCGTGATCGACCGCCTCGAAACGGCCGGCATTCCGCTGCACAAGATCAGTTTCCCCGAGTTCACCACCGCCTGCGTCGCATTCCAGGACGACCTGCACAACGAACGCATCCGCCATCTCGGTCAGGAACGCCTCACCGCAGCCGTGTCAAAGGTGGCGATCCGGACGTTCGGTGAATCGTGGGTGTTCTCTGCTCGAGCAAGCGAGATCGACATCACCCCGCTGCTGGCGGTCGTGGTCGCCACGATCAACGCCCGTGGCAGCAACACCGCCGACTTCGCTGGCGGTTTCCATGACCTGTCCGACTTCCTGACCGATTGAGAGGAGGCTCGATGTTCGCAACACTGCTGCAAGTCGTCGGGCTTGCCCTCATTCTCGTGGCTGGCGTGCTGGTGTCAATCCCGGTTGCGGTCGCTGCTGTCGGCGTCGTCGCCGTCTATGTCGGCCTTGCTGCGGAGCGTGACTGATGCTCAAGGGTTTCTTCGCATCAACACCCGTTGAGCAGCGCGCCCAAGCAACGACGTGGGGGGAGTGGCCCGGCGATCTTCCGCCCGGCGCCGCTGTCCAGGTGAACGAACTGTCAGCGCTCCAGCTGCTGTCCGTCGCTGGTTGCGTCAAGCTGATCACCGACTCGATCGCGACCCTGCCCGTCGACGTCTACCGTCGAGATGCCCAAGGCGAACAGTTTGAGGTCGAGACGCCTCGCTGGCTGGCGTACCCGACCATCGACCTCGACTTCACCGCGTGGTGCACCCAGGTGCTGACCTCGCTGCTGCTGCACGGCAACTGCTTCATCGACGTCCGGCGCACCGGTTCGCAGATCACCGAGATCCCGGTCATTGATCCGCTTTCGGTTCAAGTGATCCGAGATCGGGGCATGAAGAAGTACCGCATCAACGGCCAGCTCTACAACGGCGAGATCGTCCACATCAAGGGCATGATGCTGCCCGGAGCCGATGTCGGCCTGTCGCCGCTCGAGTATGCCCGCCAGTCAATCGGCCTCGGGCTGGAAGCGCTGTCGTTCGGCAGCGACCAGTTCCAGCAGGCGCTCAACATGCCCGGCGTCATCGAGATCCCCAAGCGTGCCCAGCCCGAGCAGATGCAGGCAATGGCGCAGGCGTGGCGTCGGGCCCGCACCCGCCGCAACCGTGGCCTGCCGGGCGTTCTTGAGGACGGCGCGACATGGCGGCCGACCGGCGTCACCAACGAGCAAGCCCAGTTCCTGCAGCTGCGGCAGTGGACCGCCGCCGAGATCGCCGCACAGGTCTACATGGTCGACCCGGCCGACCTCGGTATCCCGGTCGCGGGCACGTCGCTCACCTACGCCAACCTCGAGCAGCGCAACATCCGACGCGTCCAGGTCACGTTCCTGCCGTGGATGATCCGCATCGAGAAAGCGATCTCCGGTCTGCTGCCGCAGCCCCGGTACATGAAGTTCAACGTCGACGGGTTGCTGCGTGGCGACTCGGCCACCCGCTGGTCGATCTATCAGACCGCCTCCAACATCAACGCCCAGGCTGCCGTCTACGGCCAACCTCCGGTGCTGCTGACCGAGGAGATGCGCGACTTCGAGGACTTGAACGCGTTGACCGATGTGCCGCAGCCACCACCTGCACCCGCCGCTGATCCGCAGATGAACTCGGCCCCACCGGTGAACGTCACCGTCAACATGGCTGAACAGCGGCAAGAGCCGACCGTGGTGAACGTCAACCCCGACATCGACATCCACGTGCCAGAGCAGCCGGCACCCAACGTGACGATCCGGCAGGAAGCACCGCAGGTGCATGTTGCGCCGGAGGTGTTCATCGAACGGTCACCAGAACCCGAGGTTGTCGAGGCGGCTGCCCCACGGTTGGTGCGCCGCAACGTTGAGCGCGACGAGCTGGGCCGCATCGCAACGATCATCGACGAGGTCATCTGATGGCGCTCAAGTTCTCGACCGCCTGCCGCAACAGTCGACTGGATGCGATCTCGACGGCGGTCGGCGCTTCCGGTTTGCTGCGCATCTACGACGGCACCCGCCCCGCCGGTCCCGGCACGGCAATCAGCACCCAGGCGCTGCTCGCCGAACTGACCTGCGGAGCCACGTTCGGCACCTCCAGTGGTGGCGTCCTGACGTTGTCGGCGATCACGCAGGACTCGTCGGCGAACGCCACCGGCACCGCCTCCTGGTTCCGGATCGTCACCTCGGGCGGCACCGCCGTGGTCGACGGCGACGTCTCGACCTCTGGCGCCGACCTCAACCTGACAACCGTGTCGATTGTCGCCACCCAGCCGGTGTCGATCTCGTCGTTCACCATCACCGAGGGCAATGCCTGATGGCCGCCAGCATCAAGTACTTCGATACCGCCAAGATCGCGTACGCCCGGGCCACGACCGGTGTGGCAGCCACCGACGGATCCGGCTCAGCGTCGACGTTCACGTGGTACAACACTGCGCCGTCCGGCGACTACATGTGGGTCAAGGCCATCATCTCGGCGACCAACAACCTCGGTACTGCCGACTTGGCCGACTGCCTCTTTCACTTCTTTGTGGACGACGGCACGACAGGCCGACTGATCCGAACGATTGACGCTGGCAACCAATCAACAGGTTCGGCCACCACGTCGGCCGGCCAGTGGGAAGTGTCGTTCGGCCCGGAGTGGATCTTCCCGTCCACGGTGCTGCCCGAGTTCACCGTGTCGGCAACACCGACCGCAGGCAACGTCGACGTCATCCTCATTTGCCAGGCGGCCTGAGTGTCGGCGCCCGGCAGCGTCTACGGGCACGGCACCCGGCTTCGTCAAGGCTCATTGCTGCTCACGCCCGATCAAGATTCAGTCGTTCTGACTCCCGGTCGCTACCTATGGACCCCGCCACAAGGTGCAACGCGAGTCGTCGTGCTTGCTGTGGCCGGCGGCGGTGGCGGTGGGTCCGGACGCATTGATGCGGCGGCAACTGCTCGAGGTGGCGGCACAGGCGGCGGTGGCGGAGGAGCCGCACGGTTCGAGACGTCCTTGTCTGGCCCGTTTGACTTCCTGCGTCAACCGTGGGAAATCGTTGTTGGTGTTGGCGGCCATCCCGGTGCGTCGGCAACATCGGGAACCGCAGCAAACGGCAACGCCGGCACCGCTGGCGGAAACACCACCATCACCTTCCCCAAAGCAATCAACCAGCTGACGCAAGTGGTATTGACCGCTGGAGGTGGCGGCGCTGGCGCAGGCGGAACAAACGCAGCAGGAACTGGCGGAACAGCAGGCACGGGAGCGATTCCCGGCACGGCCGGCGGCGCATCGTCAACCACAGCAGCAGCAGTGGCCGGCACCAACTCAACAGCGCTTGAAGCAACCGGCGGCGCAGCAACCGGCGGCGGCGGCGGAGGCGGCATCACGTCCGGCAACGCCAACCAAGCAGGCGGTGCAGGCGGCGCCCACTCATCGACCGGCATCACCTGGCAATCAGCTGCAGGCGCAGCAGCAACAAACGCAACCCACGGTTTCTCGTCCCCATTCGGCAACGCCTGCGGGATCGGCGGTGGCGGTGGCGGTGGCAACAACGCTGGCGCAGCAGGACGAGGCGGCAATGGTGGCTGGCCCGGCGGTGGCGGTGGCGGTGGTGGAGCAACGATCACCACAACCGGCACGTCCGGCTCCGGCGGTCGCGGAGGCGACGGCGTCGTTCTCATCCAAGTCTTCTGGTAGGTGAGCGATGCCGCAGTGGATTGATGTCCCCGGCGACGACTCCCAATGGCAACTCGTCGAGGGCAGCGAACTCGCCCAGCTCGTCGAGTCACGCAACGCCACCACCTCGGCCGGCGTCATCGGCACCGGCTCGTCAACGCTGGCAGCAGCCACCAGCGCTGCCACTGGCACCACCACCATCGTCGGTAGCGGATCTCGAACTCTTGCCGGCGATACGTCAACGGCGTCGGGCACGACCACAGTGGTCGGCGCAGGCACGCCATCAGCAGGGCCAGCCACCAGCACCGGCACCGGCACCACCACCATCGTCGGTAGCGGCACGCCCAGCACGTCGGCCGACACCAGTAGCGCCTCTGGAACCGTTGGCGGCGGGTCGGTCACCGGTGCCGGCGCCACAACCCTTGCCGACGACACCGGTAGCGCCTCAGGCACCGCCGGCACACCACCAGCGCCCGACGACGGTTACTCGCACTCGACCGGCGGACGACCGCTGCCACGTCGACGGCCGCAACCGCCAACACCACCCGTCCGCACCTTCGCCCTGCCGGCGATCAGCGGTCGGGTCGACATCGCCCTCCAGAACGCCACCTGCACCGCTCACGGCGAGGTCGACCCATTCAACCTGCTGGCAGAGGACGAAGAACTCCTGCTGCTTGTCTGACCAGGGAGATGCCCATGAACATCGCCGAACGCGCCGCACGGACCGACCGCGAGACCAGATCCTTCACCGTTGCCGACCTTGAGCTGCGCGACGCGAAGGACGGATTCACGTTCGAGGGCGTCGCCTCCGTCGTCAACACCGGCTACCACGTCCGCGACCAGTGGGGCGAGTACACCGAAACAATCCTGCCGGGAGCGTTCAACCGCACCCTCAAGCAGAAGGCCGACGTCCGCCTGCTCGTCAACCACTCGGGCGTGCCGCTCGCTCGCAGCAAGTCGGGCACCCTCAAGTTGTCAGCCGACCCGAACCTGCGCGCAACCGCCACCTTGGACCCGTCCAACCCGACGGTGCAGGAGATCCGGTCGGCAATGAACCGTGGCGACCTCGACCAGATGTCAATCGGGTTCCGTGTCCGCGACGAGGAATGGTCGTCGGATTACACGCAGCGGTCGATCAAGGAGATCGAACTGTTCGACGTGTCGGTCGTGACGTATCCGGCGTCGCCAACCACCACGGCCAGCCTCCGCTCATTCGATGCGTTCATCGCCAACATCCGTGACGTCGACATGACCAAGGACCAGATGCGCCGAGCGGTACGCAGCCTGCAGCGCCGTTTCGCCGACGTGTGGAACGAGGAAGTCGAGTCGTGGCTCGAACTGGCCCTCAAGGCCCGTTTCGTCACCACGCCACTGGCGATGGTCGAGGTCGAAGACTTCAACGACAACCAGGTCGTGTTCTGCCTGTACGGCACCGAAACCGACGGCACCTGGCAACTCGACTACAGCCTCGGCGACAACAACGCCGTCGCCCTGTCCGACGCCGACCCGATCGAAGTGAACGAGGTCGTGTCGTACGTCCCCATCCGATCCAGCAACCAGTTCGAGCAGCGTGACCGCGCCGAACGAGAAGCGCTGGAACGAAAGATCGCCGCCCGGCCACCGCTGGCCTGACGGTCCCCGCATCGAACCCGGAGCGCGCCACCCGGAACCGCAGCAGCGGTCACCACGGGCGCTGCCACCACGTCGATGACCACACCCCCAACCCACTTCCCGAAAGGACGTGACCACCATGGACATCCGTTCCCACGTGATCGCGCTCAACGAAGACCGGGCCCGTGTCGTCGAGCAGCTCCGCAGCGAGCTGGACTACACCGCCGGCCGTGAGCGCACCGCCGAGGAGAGCCAGAAGATCGCTCGCCTCGACGCCCGCATCGACGAGATCGACGCCGAGGTGCGCGAGTTCGTCGCCCGCGAGACCCGCGAGCGCGAAGCCGCCACCCTGCGCGAGCAGACCCTGTCGGTGTTCGGCGAGACCCGCACCGCCAACCGCGACGCCCGCCAGGGCGACATGTTCCGCAGCTGGCTCGCCAACCCGCACGGCGAGTTCGAGGTCGACATCCAGCGTGCCATGCGCGAGCGCCAGCTGCTCCGCCAGGGCGCATCGCCCGAGGAAATCCGTGCACTCGCATGGGACGCCACCTCCGGCTCGCTGGTCGTGCCGACCACGATGGCCCGCAGCCTGTTCGACCTCCTCGAGGCCAACATCGCAGCGTTCCGCATCGGCGCCACGCAGATGAACACCTCGACCGGTGAGAACATGCAGCTGCCCCGCTTGCAGACGCACGCCATCGGCACGCAGGTGTCCGGTCAGGGCACCACGCTCGCCGGCTCCGACCCGGTGATGAACCGTGTCAACCTGAACGTCTACAAGTACGGCCAGCTCGTGCGTGTCTCGAACGAACTCGTCAACGACGCAGCGTTCGACATCGCCTCGTGGCTGGGCGGCGACATCGGCTACGCCCTCGGCCGTGTCGTGGACGCCGACCTCGTCGTCGGTACCGGCACCAACGAGCCGACCGGCATGACGATCCTCGCCGGTTCGGGCACCAACGCCCCGATCAGGACCGGTGGCTCGCTCATCGCTCCGACCGTGGAGAAGTTCATCGACCTGCAGTACAGCGTTGCGGACAGCGTCCGTCAGCGCAGCTCGTGGCTGATGAACGACTCGACCGCCGGTTCGATCCGCAAGCTGCGTGACGGCGCAGGCGGCACCATCGGTGCGTTCCTGTGGGAGCCGTCGCTGACCGCCGGTCTGCAGTCCGGCCAGCCCGACCGGTTCCTCGGCAACCCGGTGTTCACGGACACGAACTGCGCCTCGGCCGGTTCGAACGCGATCCTCGCCACCTTCGGCGACTTCTCGGAGTACGTGATCCGCACCGTCGGCAACCCGACCATCGAGGCCGACCAGAGCCGCTACTTCGACACCGACGAGGTCGGCTACCGGGGCAAGTGGCGCGTCGGCGGCAACCACCGCCAGGTCGGCCACCTCAACACGCTCGTCCAGAACGTGTGACCTCCCCAGCCCTAGCGGCTGGATGATCGCCCCGGCAGGGGGGCGACAGGGCCGGCCCGATGACCTCCAGCATCGGGCCGGCCCACCCCTGCACCCAACCTGCCAACCCCACAAGGAGCCCACGTGCCTGCACACATGGTCCCAACCGTCGACCTCATCGACCGGCTGCGACACCTCGAACGCAACGGCGAAGAAATCGTCACCGTCGCATCCGTCACGACCGGCGAGTTCTTGGTCGTCACGCGACTGGTGAACCCGAACGTCACCAGGCTGGCGGCGGTCACCCACGCAGCCCGCCTCGGTGCCGACAGCGACCCGTTGCTGCACTCGTTCCTCGGCGATCACATCGTTGTCGACGAGGTGGCCGAATGAAGATCCTGCTGCACTCCAACTCGGCCAACGTGAAGACCGGCTACGGCGTCCAAGTGGCGCTGCTCGCCGAACGCCTTGTCAACGACGGCCACCAGGTGGCGATCTCCGCGACGTACGGCGCACCCGCCGGCTGCGGCATGACCACATGGACCACCCAGTCCGGCGTGGAGATCCCGGTCTATCCGTCGTGGTTCATGGTGTCCGGCGACGACGTCATCGCAGCGCACGCCAAGCAGTTCTTCGGCGCCGACGAAGGATGGATCATCCCACTGCTCGACGTCTGGTCGCTCACGTCGCCGCAGCTGCGCGAGTTCAACGTCGCCGCCTGGGCGCCAGTCGACCATGACCCGGTCCCCAAGATGGTCGTCGACTTCTTCGAACGGTCACAGGCCCGCTGCATCGCGATGACCCGCCACGGGTTCGCCGAGTTCGACCGCCACGGCCTCAACCCGGCGTACATCCCGCTCGCCGTGGACACCACCACCTACCGCCCCACCTTCAACGTCCACGTCGACGGTCGCACCGTGTCGGCCCGCCAGTTCCTTGACCTGCCCGACAACGCGTTCGTCGTCGGCATGGTCGGCATGAACAAAGACCCGAACGACCGCAAGGGCTTCGCCGAAGCGTTCCAAGCGTTCGCCCGGTTCGCAGCCCGCCGCAAGAACGCCATCCTGCACGTGCACACCGAGAAGTCGGGGACCGGCGGCGGACTCAACCTGCCCGAACTTGCCGCCGCCGCAGGCATCCCCAAGGACGCCATCCGGTTCACCAACCAGTACGCCTACATGATCGGCTTCCCACCGAAGCTGATGGCCGCCATGTACACGGCATTCGACGTGCTGCTCGCCCCGTCACGCGGCGAAGGGTTCTGTGTGCCGCTGGTCGAAGCACAAGCGTGCGGTGTTCCGGTCATCGCCTCGAACTTCACCGCCCAGGCGGAACTGGTCGGTGCCGGCTGGACCGTCGGCGGCCAACTCTGGTGGGACGGCCCGTCACGCTCCTGGTATCAGACCGCCAACGTGTTCGAGATCGAACGAGCGCTCGACAAGGCGTACGACGCCGACGCCGACGAGCTGGGTCGCGCAGCGATCGAGTTCGCCCTCAACTACGACGCCGACACCGTCTACCGCACCTACTGGCGTCCCTATCTTGAGACGCTTGACACCCGACCGGCAGCCGACAAGCCGCCGATGGACAACGTCACCGTTCTCGTCCCGGCCGTCAACCGTCCCGAGAACGTGGCCCGTCTCGTCGATTCGTTCAACGCCACCAACGACGGCACCGCCCAACTGCTGTACGTGGTGGAGTCGCAGTATCACAACCAACTTGACGCCCTTGACGCCGCCGGAGCCGACTACATCTTCGCCACCCGAGGCTCGTCGTACGCCTCCAAGATGAACGAAGGTTTCACCAGCTGCGACACCGACTGGGTGTTCCTCGCTGGCGACGACGTCGAGTTCACGACCGGCTGGATCGAAGCGGCCCGCACCCTGTCGGATCGGTTCGACGTGATCGGCACCAACGACTCCGAACCGGGCCGTGTTCGCAACCCGCTCGTCGCAGCCGGCAAACACGCCGACCACTTCTTCGTCCGACGCTCCTACGTCAACGACGACGGCGCATCGCTCGAAGGGCCCGGCATCCTCTGCCCCGAGGCGTACTACCACTGGTACACCGACAAGGAAATGATCCAACTCGCCAAGGCCCGAGGAGTCTTCACGCCATGCCTGGAGTCGGTGGTCATCCATCACCATCCCGGCTACGACGGTCGCGAAGACCTGCGGGCGAACGACCCGACCTACATGAAGGCCGTCGAGTTCTCCGAGATGGACGAGATCGCGTTCCGTCGCAGGGCGCCGCTCATCGAACAACACCAGACCGTCCGAAAGGACATCTGGTCATGAGCCGCCCCACCATCATCGACGTGTTCCCGTTCAACAACGAACTGGACATGCTGCAATGCCGGCTCGAGGAGATGTCGTCAGCGGTCGACTGGTTCATCGCCATCGAAGCCGACGTCGACCACCAAGACCACCCAAAGCCGTTCCACCTGACCGACAACCTCGAACGGTTCTCGGCATGGTCCGATCAGCTGATCGTCGTCCGGGCGACCGGACTACCGACATTGGCCGACGACCCAGACCCGTGGGCCCGAGAACTCGCGCAACGCGAGTACGCCATCGAAGGTCTCCGCCAGATCAACAACCAACGTGAACTGCAAGCGGACGACATCGTTCTGCACGGCGACGTCGACGAAATCTGCCGAGCCGTGCACGTTCGCAACGTTCGGCCCCGCACCGGGTTCGTCACGTTCGAGCAGCGGTTGCATTGCTTCGCAGTCGATTGGCTCCATCCCGACCCGTGGGGTGGCACCGTCGCCGCAACGTTCCGTCAGCTCGGCCAGCTCGGCCAATGGCCGTTCCAGAAACTGCGCAACACCCGCAACGCCAACGTCGCCTTGCCTGACGCCGGATGGCATCTGTCATGGCTGGGTGGCAAAGAAGCAGCGCTCGCCAAGTTGGGATCGTTCTGCCACCCCGAGATCGCCGAACGCACCCTCGTCGGCCTCAGCTCCGACCTGTACCTGCGAGAAGGGTTCCACGTCGACGGCCGCCGGATGAAACCGGTCGACGTCGACGACACGTGGCCGAAGATGATCGCCGAGCGTCGCTGCCCGGAAGTGTGGTTCCGTCCCCGATGAGCTCCCACACCGCCACCTTCACCGAGAACTGGTTTGACCAGGTATCACAAGACCGGCTTGCCGAACTCGGCCGGCTGGTCGACAACGTCCCCGGCGTCATCATCGAGATTGGATCATGGGAGGGACGCTCCACCTGCGTCCTCGCCAACGCCATCCGGCCTCGAGAAGTGATCGCCATCGACACCTGGCATGGCTCGCCCGGCGAGATCTCCCACGACCTCGCCGCTGAACGCGACGTCCACGCCACCTTCGCAACCAACGTCGCAGCCCTCACCGGCGGCAACGTCCGAGAATGGCGCAGCGGCTGGCGTGACGCCATCCCACAGATCGACGACCCGATCGCCCTGTGCTTCATCGACGCCGAACACACCTACCGCGAGGTGTACGACAACATCCAAGCAGTCCTGCCGAAACTCGCCTCCGGTGGCGTGCTGTGCGGCGACGACGCCGGCCATCCGCCCGTCCGTCGAGCAGTGCTTGACCTGCTGCCCGAACGAGACGTCTACGTGAAGGGCAACGTCTGGTCGTGGCGCAAACCGGCACTCGCCGACATGTACCGCACGGTCGCGTCAACACCGTCCGACATCTACCTGCACCTGCCACGGTTCGTCGAACTCGCCACCCGATCCAAGGCAACCAAGGTGCTCGAGCTGGGCACCCGAACCGGCGTCTCCACCATTGCATGGCTGCACGCACTGGAACAGACCGGCGGGCACCTGTGGTCGGTCGACATCGACAGCCAACCGCCGATCGGCCAGTTCCCGCACTGGACGTTCATCCAAGGCGACGACATGGACGAAACGGTCCAGACACAACTGCCCGCCCCGTTCGACATCGTCTTCCTCGACACGTCGCACCACTACCAGCACACCAAAGCCGAACTAGACCGCTACCAGCACATGGTGCGACCGGGTGGGCTGATCGTGTGCCACGACACCGAACTCCCGATCCCCGAAGGCGCACCCGCTGGCGACCCGACCTACCCGGTCAAGCGAGCGATCGAGGAGTTCGTCGCCGCCACCGGTCGGCGCTGGCTCAACATCCCCGACTGCTGGGGGCTCGGAATCATTGAGGTGAACGCATGACGCTGACCAACGCATACGCCTCGATGGCCGCCCTCAAAGCGGAACTCAACATCGGACAGGCCGACACCTCCTACGACGTCAAGCTGGAGACAGCGCTGAACTCGGCATCCCGCCAGATCGACCGGCACTGCGGCCGCCGCTTCTGGCAGGACACTGCCGTCGTCGACCGCCAGTACTACGCCGACACCACGTACCTGGTGCACACCGACGACATCTCCACCCTCATCGGATTGGTGGTCAAGGTCGACACCGGCGACGACGGCACCTACGCCACCACCCTCACGATCAACACCCAGTTCATCGTGCTGCCCACCAACGCCGGCGACGACGGACTGCCCTGGTACATGATCCGTCTCGTCGACGCCGACACCACCACGTTCCCGCTGTGGACCTCCGGTCGACCAAGCGTCCAAGTGACCGCCAAGTTCGGGTTTGCCACCGTCCCCGACGACGTCAACAAGGCCTGCCTCATCCAGGCCACCCAACTGTTCAAGGCGTCCGACGCCGTGTTCGGCGGGCTTTCGTTCGACGCCGGCATCCTGCGTGTTCGGGAAACGTTGAACCCGATGGCCGCAGCGCTCGTCGAGTACTACTGCAAGCCGAGGGTCGCGTGACAACGATCGCCGAAGTCCGAGACGACATGGCCGACGTGCTGCGCAACCTCGAAGGCTGGTCGGTCGCATCCGGCTACATCGGCGACATGGTCAACACCTACAGCCTCAAGATCGGCCGCCCAGCGTTCGATCCACGCATGGTGTTCCAGCAAGCCAAAGCAGTCCACCAGTTCACCGTCGCCGCCTACGCACCACGCGCCACCCCCGAGGTGTCCGAGGCGGCGCTAGACGCACTGTGCGAACTGTCCGGCACAGGGTCGCTGATCGCCACTGTCCAGAACGGGGCGAACTGGACCGCCGACATCGACTACGCCGTCGTCACGAACTGCGGCGAAGTTCAGGTCATCACATGGATCGACGGCGTCGACTACCTCGCCGTCCAGTTCACGATCGAGGTGTGCTTCTAAATGGCGTTCGCATCCGCACAAGTCAGCCGGCTGTACGTCGGACTGCTCCAGTTCTCGGGCTACACCCGCAGCTTCAACCTAAATGACCAGACCGAAATGCTGGACGTCACCGTGTTGACGTCAACCGCCAAGGAGTTCATTCCTGGCATCGAGATGGCGACCTTCAACGTCGACATGCTGCTCGACAACGCCGCCACCGCCAGCAGCCAGTTCGGCATCCTGTACACCGCCAAGTCGACGCCGCAGGTCGTCACGCTCGCTCCGTCGGGCACCGCTCGGGGCGCCGAGACATGGCAGATCCAGTCAAACGAGCTGAACTTCAACACCAGCGCCGCAATCGCCGACGTCGTCGGCGTCACCGCAGCGTTCCAGTCCGACGGCCTCGTCGACGCCGGCGTCGTGCTCGACCCCGAGACGGCGATCACGATCGACACCAACGGCACATCGGTCGACAACAGCGCCGCCAGCTCCAACGGCGGCGTCGCACACCTGCACGTCACCGCCTACAGCGGCCTGACCTCCAACTCGGTGATCATCGAACACTCGACCAACAACTCCACCTGGAGCACGTTGGCGACGTTCACGCTCGTCACCGGAACCGGCAGCGAACGCCTCGTCATCGCACCCGGCACCACCGTCAACCGCTACCTGCGCATCCGTGACGACGTCACCGGCACCGGCAGCTGCACCCGTTTCGTGTCGTTCGCACGACGCTAACCCTTCTCCAACAACCCCCACCCCTGAGGAGACATCATGGCCTTCCGCGCCGGAACCACCACCGCCTTCTACCTCGCCAACGCCGCCCAGGCGCTGCAGAACCTGTCGCCCTACGCCGACAACCTGTCGCTGCCGCAGAGCGTCGAGCAGCTTGAGGTGACCGCCTTCGGCACCGCAGCCAAGGCGTTCATCCCTGGGCTGCAGGACGGCGACACCCTGTCGATGTCCGGCCCGTACGACGTCGTCGTACACACGCAGCTGACCACGGCGAAGTCGGCCGGTTCGCTGCTCGGCTTCATCTGGGGCCCGCAGGGATCGGTGGCGTCGCAGCCCCGCATCGCAGGCAGCGTCTACGTCGCCCAGTACAGCGTGTCGGCCGCTGTCGGCGGCCGTGTCGAGTACTCGGCCTCGCTGCAGGTGACCGGCGCACTGTCGAACGGCACGTTCTGAGTTGAGCGACTTCGCCTCGCTGGAGAAGAAGATCCTGCTGTTGCAGCGGGAGTTCTCCGGTGAGGCCGGCAGGCGTCGCCTCAATCGTGTCGCCGTCGAAACCAAGAAAGACGTCGACGAAGCAGTCAAGGCCGATCTTGGCGACCAGTCGATGTCCGGATGGCGTCGCCGCAAACCGATCAACCTCAAAGGCCGCTACGACATTGTGGACGACCACACGTTCCGAGTCGTGCCGAACGTGTCCGGCCCGATGGTCGTCCTCGAGCAAGGCCGCAACCGTGGCAAATCGGGCCCGGTGCAGCGCTATGGCAAGAAGGGCCGCAAGTTGAAGCTGCGGCGCTGGAACGGTCACACGGCACCGAAGCACACCTGGTCGGAAGCAGTCACGTTGATGCAACGCCGAGTCGGCGGTCGGGTCGACAAGCAGGTTCAGCAATCAATCAGCAAGTTCTTCGGGGGGTGAGTCATGGCCGGGTTCACGGAACGCATCAGTGTTCTCATTGATGTCACCAGCAACAAGGCCGTCTCTGGGCTAAAGGACTTCCAGAAGTCGGTTGCTGACGCACAAGGCTTCACCGGCAAACTCAAGGCCGGCGTCGGTTCGCTGAAAGACACGTTCACGGCGGCAGCCGCGTCACCGGCTGCATTGGGCGCCGCCGCAGCCGCAGCAGGAACGTTCGCCCTTAAGGCAGCCGACGAGTTCTCGCAACTCGGTGTCTCCATTGGCAAGTTCGCAGACGCAACCGGCGTTGCCACCGAGGATGCCAGCCGCTGGGTCGAGGTCGCCGGCGACATCGGCATCAGCAGCGACACTCTGACCGGCGTCTTCAACAAGCTCAACAAGTCGATTGATCCCAAGGTTTTCAAGGACTTGGGAGTTGAGATTGCACGCACCAGCAGCGGCAACGTCAATGCCTCAGAAACATTTTTGAACGTCATCGACCGGCTGAACGGCATGACGGACCCAGCGCAACGCGCCCAGGCTGCGTCCAAGTTGCTCGGTAAGGGTTGGACGGACGTCGCCGAACTGGTCGGCATGTCGGCGCAAGACATCCGCAAGCAGCTCGCTGCGGTTGGCGACGAGAAGGTGTTTGATCAGTCGGAGGTCAAGCAGGCTCGTGAGTATCGGGCCGCGATGGACAACCTCAACGACGCGTTCGAAAAAGTCGTGATCGTGCTCGGCGAAGAACTCGCGCCAGCGTTGTCCGACATCTCAAACCTCTTGGCGGACACCCTCGGTGTGGTCGGAGACGTCAAAGACGCATTGGGTCCGCTCGGCGATTCCGGACTTCAAGCGTTCAACAAGATTCGTGATGGCGTCGCCGGTTGGTGGGATGACCTGTGGGGTAATGGGGATGAAATCGAGTACACCGGAGAAGCGGTCACACATCTCGGTGATGCTGCTGCGCAGTCGCAGCGTTACCTCGGCCTGCTTGCCGAGCACACTCGCGAGTCCGCCGACTCCGCCGCGGACCTGACCGGCAAGGCCCGTCTTGCTCGAGCCGAACTGAAGCTGCTGCAGGATCAGATCGACGGTCGCAAGAGTTTCATCGACCTGCAGATCGCCCTGCGCAACAACGCCGAACGCCTCCAGCAGCTCGCTGACGATTACAAGGCCGGCAAGATCACCGCCGAGCAGTACTACCAAGACGTGGCGTCAGCGTCGCTGGACGCACAAGGCTCGCTCGCCGACTACGTGGCCACGGTCGACGAGATCCCTGACACCGTCAAGACCGACATCGTCGCCGAGTTTGATCCGTTGAACCCCCAGAAAGCCTGGCAAGCGATCCAGTCCTACTTCGACTCCCACGCCATTCAGGTCACGACCGAAACCGGCCGGGAGACACGCAGGCTGACCGGCGGCATTTCGACTCCTGTCAGCGGCGGCACCGGCGGCCTCAGCGGCATCCGCACTCCCGGCCAAGCTGAGTCCATCGGATCGTTTAGTCGAGGAACGAGCGTCACGGTCAACGTGAACGGCATCGTGACCAATCCGACCGAAACCGGTCGCCAAATCGCTGATGCGTTGCGTGCCTACTACCGCAACGGTGGAGAGCCGGTCTGATGGCTGCGTGGCGTGACAACGCAACCGTGACCGTCGAGATTGCGTTCGCTGACAACCCGCTGACCGCGATCGCGTCATGCACCTGGGTGGACGTCACCAACTATGTGCGCGACTGGTCAACGAAAAGGGGACGCAGCTCGGAACTCTCGAACTACAGTCCCGGCACCGCCCAGGTCACGTTGGACAACCGCAGCCGCCTGTTCGACCCGTCAAACACGGCAGGCACCTATTACGGGCAGCTGTTGCCGATGAAACGGTTGCGGATCCGGGCGTCGTCTGGCGCAACCTCGGCCACCCTGTTTTGTGGCTACATTTTGGGTTGGCCGATCGACTACCCCGATTTCATCGACTCGACCGTCACGTTGGGCTGCGTCGACGCGTTCCGTCCGCTCGCCCAATACGCACAGCCAGTCACCGCCTACGACGCCGAGGTCGCCGCCGACAGCCCGCACGCCTACTGGCAGCTCGCAAGCGTCGATGACAGCGGCTCGTCGCCGGCCACCACCGGCAACATCGACGTCACCGACTTCTATTGGGGCAACCCCGGTGTGTTCGCCCCGGCAGAGCTGGCGATCACCCGTCCGGTCGGTGCCGACATAGCAATCGCGAACGGTTCGTGGGTGGCCTCAGGCGTGCCGACCGTCGCACCGAAAACGATCGAAGGTTGGTGCTGGAACTTCCGGCAAGGCAACCTCGGGTCGACATCGGTAATGCGTGCAGCGCTGGACGCCACAAACTGGATCCGCATCACCGTCGACGCTTCCGGTTACCTGTCGGTCGGCTACTCCAACTCAACCGACGTCAAGTCGTACGCGTTGGCCTCCACCGGTTTCCAACTAACCGGATCCGCACACCACCTGGTGCTGACCGCCTCGACCACCACGTTGACCTTGTATGTCAACGGGTTGGAACAATGGTCCGGGTCGTTGACCGCCGCCACCTCAAGCGTCACGTTCACCCCCGCAGCGCCGTCCGTGGTGGCGGTCTGTCAACCAGCTGTCGGTGCAACAATCACCCCAGCCGTCTACGGGCTCGCCGTCTACACCAGCAACCTTGCTGCTGGCACGGTCGCTGACCACTACCAGGCGGGCTTGACCGGTTACGGGCACCCGTACGGCGACCGTGCCGGCGCACGCATCGGACGTATTTTGGACGCCATCGGCTGGCCGGCCGCTGACCGTGACCTATCAACCGGTTCCACTGTTCTGGGTCCGTGGCTCGGCACCGGCAGCCCACTGTCGGTCTGCCAGGCGGCAGCGGACGCCGATCAAGGACTGTTTTTCATCGGTGGCGACGGCAAGATTGTGTTCCGTGACCGCCAATGGTTGATGACGAACAGTTCGGCGATCACCGCACAAGCAACGTTGGGTGATTCGGGCAGCGAAACGCCCTACTACGACATCGAGATCGACGGCAACCATGTGGACTGGATCCGCAATGCCGTGACCGTCACCTATGACGGCGGCACCGTCACCGTCAAAGACTCAACGTCGATAACGGCCTACGGTGAACAAGACGACAGCGTCAACGCCGCACAGATCCCAACCTTTGGCGGCTATGTGGCCCGCCAGTTGGCCGCCTACCGGTTGCGGCTCCGCAAGGACGCCAAAACCCGGATCCCGGCGATCAAGGTCAAGCCACGCACCGCCACGTCCACCCATCTGCCAACGATGCTTGGCCTCGAGCTGGGGGAACGTGTCACCGTGAAACGGCGGCCGACCGGCGGCACCGGCACCTTCTCACAGGACTGCACCATCCAAGGCATCAGTCATCGGGTGTCGTCCGACAACTGGATCGTGCAGCTCTACCTCGCGCCGACCACACCGTCCTACACGGACGGCCCGTATCTGACGTTGGGTGATGCCACCTACGGAAAGATCGGGACCGTGGCCGGCAACAAGATCCCCTACTAGGAGGCGGACATGCCCGACGCAGGGCTCGCAGACGGCTCGGTATTGACGAGCGCCAACTACGACACGTATCTGCGCCAGCAGGTCGTCGCCCAGGTCACCTCAGGCACCCGTCCTACCGGCGTCGAGGGCCGGTTGATCACCGAAACCGACACCGACCGTATCGTCGCCTACGACGGCACCTCATGGGTGCGGGTCGGGAACTATTCGTCGTCCGGCCGTACCGGTGTCGCGTTGGCACGCATCTCGACGTCGCAAAGCATCTCAAGCAGTGCTGTGACGTTCACCGCGATCTCATGGGATACCGAAACGACCGACACCGACGCGTTCATCACAGTGCCGGCCACGACGATCACTATCCCGTCCGGGTTGGCCGGGTTGTATTCGGTGCTGGCGACCGTGTCGTGGGATGCGTCGCCCGGTACGAACTCGAGCATCGAGGTGTACAACACAGTGACGACCGGTATCTACCGGTTCCCGATCGGTAGCGGTTCGCAGTTGACGTCGGTGGCATTGGCGGCGGTGGTGCCGGCGGCAGCCGGTGACGGTTTGCAGATCCGTCTGTCACAGGCGTCCGGTACGAGCAGGACGATCACTGCGACCTGTGAGGTGTGGCGGTTGACGCCGTGATCTGGCTGGATGACATGGCCGACGTGCTGCGTGCCGCCGGCCTTCGGGTAATGGAGACACCGGGCTGGAAGGAACGGGCCTACCCGAAATGGGGTGGCTACACCCAGCCGCCAACCCATGTGATGGTGCACCACACCGCCAGCAAGACCACGGTCGCCAACGACCTGGCGTACATCACGACGTCGCCGCTCGCGCCAATCGGCAACCTCTACCTCGACCGCACCGGCATCGTCTGGATGGTCGCCGCAGGGCAAGCGGTCACGAACGGCAAAGGTTCGAGCGCACCGTGGAACGGCGGCGTTCCCGACAACGAGATGAACCACTGGTCGATCTCGATTGAGGCGGCGAACAACGGCATCGGCGAACCGTGGCCGAAAAAGCAGACCGACGCCTACGTGGCGATGTGCGCAGCGTTGTGCACGCACTACGGCATCCCGACGCAGCACGTGCGCGCTCACTGGGAATGGGCGCCCGGACGCAAGATCGACCCGGCAGGCCCGTCGCCGTGGGCGGTCGGCGCAGCGTCCTGGGACATGATCGGGTTTCGTGCCGCCGTGCAGGACGCCATCAATCAAGGAGACAACATGATCCCGCTGACACCTCCTCGACGCGCCTACGACTCACGCAGCGACCAACCGTTGGCAGCGAACGAACCTCGCCGCATCCAGCTCGGCGTCGCTGGCCGTGCAGCGATGATCAACCTGACCGTGGTCGCGCCACAAGGGAACGGCAACCTGGTTGCGTGGGGGGACGGTGCGAAGCCGGCCACTGCCAACGTCAACTTCCAGACCGGCGTCACCGAAGGCAACGCAGCGATCGTTCCGGTCGTCGCTGGGGGGATCATGCTGCAGGCGACGGTCGGATGCCAGGTGATCGTCGACGTGCAGGCGGTGTGGCCGTGATCGCCCTCGGCGCCGCTGAGGCCACCGTGCTTGCCGCTGTGGTGCCGGTGCTGGTGGTGCAGGCGGTGCAGGTGTGGCAGGGCCATCAAGCACGCCAGCAGGGCAAGGCGGCTGCGGAGCAGTTCAAGCCGAACGGCGGTTCGTCGTTGCGTGACGCCGTTGACCGCCTCGAGTACAAGGTGGACAAGCTGCACGACCGTCACGACCATCTCGCCGACCGCATTCTGCTGATCGAAGACCATGTGACCAAACCGAGGAGCATCTGATGGCGACCATCTCGCAGGCACCCGCAGTGCTTGATCTCGTCGGCGTCAAGGGCGACGACTTCTCGGTGACGGTCACGGTGACCGAAAACTCGGTTGCGTACGACTGGACGGGTGCCACGGTGTCGACCTCGATCACCGACCAGTCGGGTGCGGCTGTCGTTACTAACTTCACGACCGCCACTTCGGCCGGCGGCATCCTCACCTTGTCGCTGACCGACACGAACACAACGACCCTCGGCCCCGGCACTTACCGCTGGCAGGTGAACGTCACGAAGGCATCGGCGACCCGCACCTGGCTGGCCGGTGCTTTGTCGATCATGGCGGCCGGCTGGGGCGGCACGTCGTCATCGTCGGCATCGTTGTCAATCACGGCTGCCTCGTTGTCGTTGTCGTTGACTGGCGGCGCACAGGGCCAGTGGGACACGGCGCAGACATTCAACGCGCAGACCGGCACCACCTACAGCCTTGTGGCCGGGGATGTCGGCAAGTTGGTCACGCTCACGAACGCTTCAGCGATCACGCTCACGGTGCCATCGGGCCTCGGTCTCGCCACCGGCCAGCGGATCGACCTCGCCCAGTTGGGTGCAGGCCAGGTGACAATCGACGCGTCGGGCACCACCGTGAACGCCACGCCCGGACTCAAGCTGCGGGCACAGTATTCGGCGGCGTCGCTGATCGTGACCGGCACCAACACGTTCCTGCTGGTGGGTGACCTCAGTGCCTAGCACCGTCGGGATCGTGGCCTCTGGCGAGGACGTGCTGAACGATGCCGTGTTCTGGGTGGATGCGGGCCGGTCGTCGGTGTCGTCGGGTGCGCTCACCAACTTGGGTACGGGCGGCTCGGCGCTGAACGCTGTGTTCGGTAACACGACGGGCACCGACTCGTTCGACCCGGCGCTGCTGACCCATACGGGCACCAACTACCTGTACCTGCCCGGAGTTACGACCAACTATTCGTCGACGCCCGATGCTGCGGCGCTTGACGTTACCGGCGACATTGAGATCGTGATGCGTGTTGCGCCGGATTCGTGGACTCCGACAGCCGAGCAGTATTTGGTCGGTAAGTATTTCACGACTACTTCGCAGCGATCTTTTGCTTTGTCTATGACCACGACCGGCAGACTGGCGCTAAGAAACTCGGTTGACGGCATCAATGGCATCTACCGAGAAAGCGCCGTCAGCGGCTTGTCGGCAGGAATCGCTTACTGGATCAAAGTCACATTGGACGTTGATACTGGGTCCAACACCAATCTCGCCACATTCTCTTACGCCGCCGATCAAACGACCGAACCCAGTTCGTGGACGACACTTTCCAGTACCACCACGACCGTTCCCGCCACGACGACAACCTCAATCTATTCTGGTTCGGCTGCACTTGAGGTTGGCTCTATCGTTTCTGGCGCCAACTCGCTTGCTGGGAAGGTGTACCGCTGCATCGTCCGCAACGGCATTGACGGCACCACCGTGTTCGATGCCGACTTCACGACCGGCATCACCAGCGGCGCACAGACCACGTTCACGGAGTCGTCAGCCAACGCTGCCACGGTCACGATCAACCGAGCCACATCGGGCCGCAAGAGCGTTGCGGTGGTTCGGCCGATCCTGCTGTTCGGTACGGACGACTACCTCGAGGTGGCCGACAACAACCTGCTCGACTTCGGCGCCAGCGAACCGTTCACCGCCATGGTGGCAACCCGCCAATGGGCAACGATCACGTCGCAAGGCGTGCCGATTGCCAAGAAAACCGGCAACGGATCGACTGGTACGGGCTGGCTGATCCGCAACGGCGTTGGTACTCCAGCCGACACTGTGTTTGACACTTACGACGGCACCACAGCAACCAACCGCACAATGCCCACCAGCAAAACATCAGGAACGCTCGCCATCCTCACTGGAGTTGCATCAGCCAGCCAACTCACGGCGTACTACAACGGCACGGCCAGTGCCGCCACGACACGCCAAGCCGGATCGTACGCCAACAGTGAAGTCATGCGGATCGGTCGGCTGTCCGGGGCGTCAACCCAGTACGTCGACATGGAACTGGTCGCTGCTGCCGTGTGGCGGCGTGCGCTGAACGCCAACGAGATCGCCACCATCGTCAACCGCTACACGTAAGGAGACACCATGCATCACCTGTTCGGCTCCGACACCCGCGCCTCGGCGTTCCGCACCCTGCTGCGCGCCGCCGTCGTCATCGCCACCGCATTCGGCCTCGACCTCGACCCGCAACAGGTCGCCGCCATCCAGCTCGGCATCGAAGCCATCCTCCAGTTCGGCCGCTCCTGGTACACGAAGACGGTCTGACGATGGCGCTTGGGGACGCACTCGCCAACGAGGCGGCACGCAACTATCGGATGCGTTGCGCTATCGCCGTCCTCATCGAACGATTGGACGACGCCGACGCCGCTGCGCTGACCGACGCACTCGCCGCCCGAGACGCCTACACCAACGGCGAAATCGAACGCGCCCTTGCCACCGAAGGACACGGCCACATCAAGTCGTACACGATCATGCGACACCGGAACGGCAGTTGCAGTTGTGGCGCTCGGTGACGCACTTGCCAACGAGCAAACACCGAACCGGGTAGCAACCCTCGGCAAGATCGCCGACCTCCTCGAACGGAACGGCATCGACGTCGACGACGTGGGCCGGGTCAACAAGATCAACCTGTGGCAAGGGTTCTACAAAGACGCCGACGGTGAGGCGCACACGGTCGACATGGCCGGCATCACTTTGTCGCCGCATTGGGCAGAGGGCCCACAGTGGCCGGTCGTGCAACCGGGCCCACAGGTTCGACTGCAGCCCCGCAAGATCAAGCCGGCCCGAGCCGATGGCTGGCACGACGCCGTCATCCTGCCGGACATGCAAGTCGGTTTCTACCGGTCACGCGCCGGCGACCTCGAGCCAATCCACGACGAAGACGCCATTGCCGTGGCGCTGGCGATCACGGCCGACATCAACCCGGCGCTGGTCATCCTTGTCGGCGACAACCTGGACGGCGCCGAACTCGGCAAGTACCGGACCAGCCCGGCCTACCAGCAGACGACGCAGGCAGCAATCGACCGACTCGCCACGTTGTGCGCCGAGCTGCGTCACGCCGCACCGAACGCACGCATCGTCTGGCTTGCAGGCAACCACGAGGAACGCCTACCTCGTTACCTGCTCGACAACGCCGTCGCAGCGTTCGGGCTTCGCAAAGGCAACGCACCAGAATCATGGCCGGTGCTGTCGCTGCCGTACCTGGCACGCATGGACGAACACGACATTGAGTTCGTGCCCGGCTACCCGGCGTCGGCGTTCTGGATCAACGACCGGCTGCGAGTGATTCACGGCGACAAGGTCGCTAGCGGTGGCAGCACCGCCCACAAGTACCTCGGCAACGAGAAGGTGTCGGTCATCTACGGCCACATCCACCGCCGTGAGTACGCAGCCCGGACACGCGAGGATCGGGATGGCCCGAAAGAGATCATGGCTGCGTCACCTGGCTGCCTCGCCACAATCAACGGTGCCGTGCCCTCCACGAAGGGCGGCCTCGACCTCGACGGCAGGCCGATGACACGCGTCGAGGACTGGCAGCAAGGCATCGGCGTCGTCACCTACCAAGAAGGCGACGGCATGTTCGCCTACCACAACATCGCAATCCACGACGGCTGGGCGATGCACGCCGGCAAGGAATTCAGGGCATGAGCAAGCACCCGTTGAAATTGACGAGCAACGAGGCCAACCAGCTGGCGTCGCTGATCGCAGCTGTCGCCCGCCCTCGATCGGCTGACGAGGTGGCCGCCGTTGAGCGCTGGCTGGGTCGGCTGTTGAAGGCCAGCCGAGAGTGAAACGGAGGCCGGTGTGGATCCGCTGGCACGATGCAGCGCATGTGGCGCCAGGGGAGTGGCTCACCGAGCTGGCCGACACCGGCGTGACTGTCCACACCGTTGGGATTCTCGTCCGCAAGACGAAGCGACATCTCGTCGTCGCACACTCGGTCGATTCGTCCGGCAACTGCACCGGCGTGTTCAGCATTCCTCGCACCGCCGTTGAGGGCTGGGGCGAACTGTCCGACTAGATCGCGACATCCGCCTGCCGCAGAGCGCACACCCCTCGCCGGGCCCCCAACGGCGAGGGGTGTTGACGCTTTTTCCGGTCAATGTCTGACTTCGTTGATTGTTGTTGATATACGCTAATCGTCGGTTCGCAAGACCGTGACACACGCCGTGGCGCTCAGCGCCAGAACCATGGCTTGGCACCCAAAGCCGCAGGGGAGTGCCTGGAATCACAGAAGTGGCTACCTGTCCATCAGCGCCACCCGTGCAAACGGGTGGCGCTGATGCGTTTTTCCGGTCAACCACGGAAAGTATTGACATCAGTCCGCACGAGCGGTTGTAAGAGCGCACACCCCTCGCCGGGCCCCAACGGCCAGGGGTGTTGCTGCTTTTTCCGACCGGTTTCGTGTAACGGCGTGTAACGGCAGATACGAAATGTGGTGAACCACCACAACGCTGACCTGCGGTTTCGCGATCTACCGAAAAGAAAAACCCCTGAATACGCGCCCTCTCAAGGTGGCGGCACGGGTTCGAATCCCGTACGGGCTGCAACACGAAACACCTGCTCAGAGCATATAACTGAGCAGGTGTTTCACTTTTCTGGAACCTGTTTCGTGTAACGCGTGTAACGGCAGCACGGTTGACGGCCCTCCGGCAGCGATGCAAACTCGCCTTTGTGTACCTGCAACAACTCCCTTCGGGACGGTGGCGTGTCATCGTCCAACACGCCGGCCGCAAACGCACCGGCAGCGGAGCGACACGCATCGAGGCCCAACAAGTCGGCGCCGAACTGCTCCTCGAACTGGGTGGCTCAACAAAAACTTCTGCCATGAACGTCACCGAACTCATGGCCCAATGGTTCCTCCAGGCCGACCTGTCCGTCACCTACGAAACCGACGCCCGACGAGTCATCGAACGACTCCCCGACGAGTTCACCAACCGACCGATCGTCGAAGTCACACCATCCGTCATCGAAGGCCTGTACCGCCAGCTCGCTCGAGCCGGCTGGTCATCACACCGTGTCCGACGCGTCCACGCCGTCATGTCATCCGCCTGGACAATGGCCCGCCGCTACGAATGGGCGGTCACCAACCCGTTCAGCGCAGCCAAAGCACCGGCACCACCGAAACGTGCGATCGCACCACCAACACCGGCACAAGTGTTGGAACTGTTGGACTCGGCACCCGAACGCCTCGCCCTCTACCTCGAACTGTCGGCCGTCCTCGGTGCACGCCGAGGCGAAGTCGTCGGCCTCCAATGGCACGACATCACCGGCGACTCCATCGCAGTCCGCCGCTCCATCGGCTACAGCCCCACCAGCGGGCTCGTCGTCACCGCCGGCAAAACCGGCGCCAAAGGACACCGTGTCGTCGCCATCACCAACGACCTCGTCGAGGCATTGCGAGCGCACCGTGTCAGCCAGGTCGAAATGGCGCTCGCTGCCGGCCTCCCGGCACCGGTCTGGGTGTTCTCCCACGACGCCGGCGTCACACCGTGGCGACCGGATTACATCAGCCGCGAGTTCCGGCGGCATCGCAAACGTGCCGGCCTCGACCAGTCGTTCCGGTTGCACGACCTCCGCCACTTCGTTGCCACGCAGCTGCTTGCCGCCGGTGTCCCGTTGAAGACCGTGTCGGAACGGTTGGGGCATCGACAGTTGTCGACGACCTCCGACCGGTACGGGCATTGGGTGCCGGCTGCGGACAAGGCGGCAGCAGACACGATCGGTGGCATCCTTCGCAACGCCCGCCGGGGATAGTTGCGGAAGAAACCAAAAGTATACAACCGGAACTGTGGACGAAATCGGTGTTGGTCTGTCATAGTCGCCGCCCATGACGTGCCCGCAGCACATCTCCGGGGGGGGGGGGGCAACCTTCGCGCACCCTCCAGTTATGGTCACTGGTGCCGTAGCCGCCAGGAGGGAACAGTGACTGCCGACGAGTTTGAGGCCCGCATGGCCGCCTTGCTCACTTCAATCGACGTGAAGCTTTCGCAGGCCGAATGGCGGGAACGTCTTCGTTCGCACCCGTCCGCTGGTCTGATAGTCGGTCAACCCGTTCAGCCAACGCCGTTACCAAATCGCGAAGTCGGCTGACCTCGTCACCGAGCTCCGTCAACCGTTGATCAACCGGTGACGTTTCAAGCTCCAACTGCAACGCCTCAATCACCTTCGGCAGCAGATGCGAGTTCGGTCCGGTCCGGCCGGCCACCCAATGCTGCACCGATTGCGGGCGGATCCCCAACGCGTCAGCGAGGTCGGTCTGTGTCATGCCCAGTTGTTTCAACCGGGCACGCAACGCGTCGCCACGCAACGGCAAGTCCTCCATCCGCACGCCATCAGCCTACTTCCCGCACCGTCGACGCGTAGGAGCCACCTGTACAAGGGTTTTACGCGAAAGGCTTGACAGACGAAACAACATCGGCTTGTATCTCGGGTCATGAACCAACCGAAGCAGACAGCGGCGGAGCTGTTGCCCCGGCCGGTGATGACCGTCACCGAAGTTGCCGAGTACCTCCGCCTCGAGTACAGCCGTGGAGCGAAGAAGGGCAAGCCAAAGCGGGCCCTCGTCATCGACCTGGTCGACAAGGGCATTCTCCGCCCGATCGACCCGACCGAACCGAACCACCGCTGGCGGTTCTCCCGCGTCGCCATCGACCGCTACATCAACGAGGTCGCAGCATGAGCGACACCATCCTCGGCGTCTTCATCCTGTTCTCGCCGCTGTTCTTCCTCTGCGCCGTCACCATCATCATCGAGGGCTCACAACGGATCAGCGACTGGTTCGACCGAGTCGACGAACGCCTCGACGCCCGCATCGCCGCCGGCCTGGAGCGCATGTTCCGATGAAACGCCGCATCGTTCTCACCCTCGCACTGTGGGCCGGCACCGTCGCACCCGCTGGGCACGCCGACGCCACCACAGGCCGCTGCCGCCAGTTCGAGCAGCTCCTCATCGAACACGCACCCCGCCGAGGCTGGGATGTGAGCCGCATGTCCCGCTACATGTTCCGTGAGAGCCGTTGCACGCCGCACGTCCGCAGCCGCACCCGAGACACCGGCCTCCTGCAGATCAACGACATCAACCTGGCCTACCTGACTCGCAAGATGGGCCGCACCATCACCATCGACGCACTCAAAGACCCCGCCACCAACGTCCAAGCCGCCGCGCTGCTCTGCTCGTTCTGGCGAGGCGCCGGCCGTTCCTGCTACCAGCCGTGGGCGCTGTGACCATGCAGCGAGACACCGACATGATCACCTGCCTGCGCTGGTCGCTGCCGATCTCGGCTGCCCTGTGGACGCTCATCATCTGGGCGGTGGCGTGATGCCCCGCTCATGCGTCAACTGGGTTGCGCACGAGGTCGTCGAGTACATGACGCATCAGCCCACATGGACCGATCTGCGCAAGGCACTTGACTTGGCACGCATCGCTGTCGAAACCTGCGACCTGTACCGAGACCTGTACGTCGAGCCGATCCGCAGGCGAGGTGCGCTGTGACCGCCGACGAGTTCGCCGCCACCGTCCGCACGACAGGTGATGCCGCCGCCGTCGACGAGGCAGGGACCGGGAGTGCCTCCCCGGTCCCTGCCGGACCTCGCCGCTGCACCCTCGACGAGATCGAATACGCACTCGACGCCGTCATCGACTTCGCACGCCACGACCGGTCCTCGGTCGTCAAACAGGACGCACAGTTCCTCGAAGGCATGGTGCCAGTGATCATCGACGCACTGTTCGCCGCCCACCACTACCGCACCCGAGGCCACCTTGAGGTCGACGGCGAACCCGGCTACCTGCAACTCACCAGCTGGGTCGACATCACCGCCGCCACCGCAGCCGACAACGTCGTCCGATGGGTCACCCCATGATCCGCATCGTGTCCACCGAAGCGACCGCACAAATGCTGCGGAACGCGGTTCAACCCGCCATCACCATCAACCAAGCACTCACCTTGCTGTGGGCCGGCCTCACCGGCGGTGGCCGATGAACGTGCTGTGGGGAATGTGGATCGGTGCCGCCACCGTGTCGGTCATCGTCCTGCTGTTTAACGGGCTGGTGAACTGATGCCGGCCGCTGTTCGCATCTGGGGCTCCAACCGGATCTGGTACATGGTGCCCGAACGACAGTACGGGCCGATGGTGCGTGTCGAAACCGACCGGCCCGACGGTGGCCGCACCCACCAGTTCGTGCAACGCACCCTGGTCACAGAACTCGCCCAAGCACGCCACACCGACCCTGACACGTCGATCGAGGCTGCCAGCCGCCAGACCGTCGACAAGGTCCGCACCGAACACCGCGTCGTTCTCGAGCTGCCGATCAAACAAACCTCGATCGGTGTGCGGCGTGGCGAGCTGGTGCGGCTCGGGTTGGTTGCCGACTCGGGCCGCAAAGGACTGTCCGACACCGGCACCCGCTGCATCAAATGGCAGATCACCAAATCCGGCCGACAGACGGTGGCCGCGTGACTGGCCACCCGTCAACGCTGAACAGTCGCCCGGAGCCGACCGACCCCAACCTGGTGCATGTCGTCTGCTGCGAATACGACTCCATCAGCCTGTGCAGCCTCGATGTCAGCAAGCACCCGTTGACGTCCGACATGGCACCGACGAGCTGTGTGGTGTGCGCCGAACTCGAACGCAGCCCCTACTGGTGTCCGGTCAAGCCGAGGTGCCTTTGAACCGTTCCACCGCCGCCGATCTGCGTGACCTCGAGCAGATCCTGCTCGCCGCACACCGCCGCCTCGACCAGCGAGACATCGCCCGAGGCATCACCCGTTACCCGACGCCATTCAACCTGGAGGACAACAATGGCAAACAACCCAGCAACCGCTGAGGACCGGCTGAGGGCCATCCCAGCCCGACACGCCCAACCCGACCCGTCAACGCTCGCCACCCTGCCCAAGGGCGGAGCGAACCTGCTCTACATGGGCCACGCCGAAGTCACCCTGGCGCTGATCGACGCCGACCCGCTGTGGACGTGGGAACCGGCAGCGATCGACCCGGCGACCGGCGGACCCGTCATCGTCAAGGACGGCGCACGCTTCGTCATGTGGGGCCGGCTGATCGTCTGCGGCAAGTCGATCATGTGTGTCGGCACCTGCGAGGCCCGCAAGTCGGACCCGGAGAAGGAACTGGTCGGCGACATGATCCGCAACGGTGCGATGCGGTTTGGCATCGGCACCAAGTTGTGGTCGAAGGCCGTCGATGCCGAGCCGGTCGCCCCAACTATCAACGCGCGCAGCAGCCGCAAGCGTGACGACGACATCGCCGCCCAGCTGCTCGACGACTGCAAGAACGCGCCCGAAGCCGTGAAGGCCGAGCTGCGTGCGCTGGCCGAACAGCACGGGCGCCGCATCGGCATCGCCTCGTTCCTCGAGGCACCCGACTTCGCCGACCTCGTCCGCAACGTTCTCAACAACCAAGTGGCTGCGTAAGCAAAGCCCAAAACTGTTTGGAGGAAACAGTGAAAACCACAGAAGCAACACAACCGACTATCAGTCTGCAGAGACTTGAGCGCGTCAACTACGCCATCAGGATCGAAGGCACCGCTCCGCTGATCGTCAACCGCTGGTCCGAGAAGGCCAAGGAAATGATGCTGGCTGCCCAGCAGACCACGGCGCGCATGAAGAAGGCGCCGAAGGACCCGGAAACGTTGTACGAGGCGTCAAAGTACCGCCTGCCCGACGGACGGGATGGCTTTCCCGCAACAGGGTTCAAGGCCGCAATCGTTCACGCAGGTCGGCTGTTCGACGGCGTACAGATGACCAAGCTTCGCCAGGTCATCACTGTCATCGGCAACGGCGTCGACCAGCTGGTGCCCATCGAGTACGGAACGGTGCGGATGCGTGAGGACACGGTTCGCAACGCGACCGGTGTCGCCGACCTGCGCTACCGGGCTGAGTATTGGCCGTGGAGCGCAGAACTGATCATCCAGACCATCAACGGTCAGATCGACCTGAACTCGTTGGTCGCACTCGTTGATGCAGCGGGCATCGGCGGCGTGGGTGAATGGCGACCGGCATCGAAGCAGTCCGCGACCGGCACGTACGGAACCTTTGCGGCGGTTGAGTGATGACGACCTGGCAGGACGAACTGTTCCGTCTCAACGAACAGCTGGGCAGACTCACTCCCGTTGAGGTTCTTGAGTACGCTAAGAACCCCGACACGGCGCTCCACAGCCAGTTCGAGTGGGACGACACTGTTGCATCGAACCGCTACCGGCTCGATCAGGCCCGCTACTACATCCGGCGGGTCACGGTGGCTGTGACCAGTCACGCCGAGCCGATGAAGACGGTGACCATTCGGGCGTTTTCGCACGTCCCGTCGGACGGTGTCGGCGTCTACCGCCCCACCACCGTCATCATCAGTGAGAAGAAAGACGAACTGTTGGACGAGATCACTCGAACCATCAGATCGTGGGTCAAGAAGCATTCAGTGCTGTTGAGCGTCGCCGACATCCGTCGCACTGTTCAGATCGAACTCGACAATCTGTTCGACGAACTGGACGAGTCGGCCTGACATGGCAGCACCGGCGTGGCAGCACCGGCGTGGCGTGGCTTGGCGAGGCAAGGCTTGGCGTGGCATGGCGAGGCTTGGCTCGGCAGCAAAGACATGGCACGGCACGGCAGCAATGGTTAGGCCAGGCAGGGCTCGGCTAGGCCAGGCTCGGCCAGGCACGGTTAGGCACGGCAGCAGGGGCGCGGCAGGGCTTGGCCGGGCTCGGCGTGGCGCGGCAAGGCACGGCAGCACTGGCATGGCTCGGCAGGGCCCGGCAGGGCTCGGCAGGGCGCGGCACGGCACGGCAGCAATGGAACGTCAGATCAACACAAGGAGCACACACACAAAAATGAGCGACGCCACCATCACCATGTCCGGCAACCTGACCACCGACCCGGTCATCCGCTACACGGCAGGCGGACGAGCCAGCCTGGCAGGCGGAATCGCTGTCAACCGCCGCTGGCAGACCAACGGCGAATGGCAGGAAGCCACGTCGTTCATCAACTTCAAGGCGTTCGGCCAGATCGCTGAGAACATCGCCGCCTCCTGCGCCAAGGGCATGAGGGTCGTGCTGACCGGCCGACCGGAGATGAGCGAGTACATCGACAAGGACGGCATCAACCGCAAGGCGTTCGACGTGATCGTCGACGACTTCGGCCCGTCGCTGAAGTTCGCCACCGCCACCGTCGACCGCATCACACGGGACAATGGGGGACAGAACAGGACAGTCCAGGCCAGCCGCCCCGTCGAGGACGAGGAGCCGTTCTGATGAACATCAAGATCAACGAAGCCGATTTGCTAGACCTGCTCGGCCCCAACGGTGAACACTGGCTGCAAGGCGACTGGGGTGACGACCAGCAGATGTGTCTGCATGGTGCGATCCGTCGCTGCCAACCGCAGCCGGGTGACGCATTGCTGATCGAACAGGTTGCCAACCGTCAGGGTTGGGGCAC